CTTGGCCGTCGATCCAATGAAACTCTGAAATGTATCCGTCGAAATACTCTGAAACAGCATGTCCCGAAATCTGATACGTTGTTCCACTATTGTTGAAAATAGTATTGTAGTTCAGAGACGGATAACCAGATGCAGAAAACGAAGTTATTTGAACGCCGTTCTGATAAATTTTAACGCGTTCGGATGAAGTAGCCTGAGTTGTATCAACTGCGACAACCATATGATACCAAGACGAAGCATCCCTAAATAAAGCAGTTGTGCGAAGGTCGGCACCTAGATAAACGCGGAAAACATCCTCGACTCCGTTGTAGCCGAACATAATCCAATTGTTATTTCCGCTATCGTGAAAAATTCTTTGGTTGCTATTAGCTCCACCACCACCATAAAACGTGCCGCGCTTCACCCACGCGCTGAAAGTCCACTTCTGTCGATCACCAGTAGCACCAGAAGTGCGGCTCATATACGCCGAATCATTGTCGTTAAACCGGATCGACTGGTCGATGGTGTAACCGCCAGCAGAGACCTTAGTGTTGCCTTGGATCAGGGCCATCGACTTGTCCTATGCAAACGCCGCGCTGGTGGTGACGTAGGCGTTCGTTCCATCATCGTAGTAAGAGAGCCAATATGTGCCTGCGGTGCTGATCGTCGTGGCGAGGTTGGCATCGCCCTTGGTCGTCGCCGCAAGGCTGATCGCGTGACCGCCGGTGTTGACCAGCAGGATGTTGCCAGACTGCCCGGCGGTGTGGTTAGTGAAGGTCAGGGTGCCGGTGCCGGAAGGTGTGCAGGTAAAATTATTGCCCGCAGACTCATCGAAACTGAGGTCATTGTCCGTGGTCGGACCCGCATACGCAGCGCCCGTGATCTCGCTGCCAATAGAGATCTTGCCCGTGCCGTTACCAACAAGAGTAACATTACCGTTGGTCGTTGCCGCGGTAACCGTATTAGCTTTAATCGTGGACATTCCTTAATCCCCCGGCTTTGTCGGCCACGTCGGGTTGGACGGGTCGGGTGTATTGGCGGGCAAATCGCGCAGTGCTTGGCGATAGGCTGTCTGCTCGGCAGACATCGTGCGGTCAGAGACGGCCCACCAGTCGGTTTCGCCAAGAAGCCGGTCACGCTCGGCCCGTAGCGCAGTCATTGCTACACTGTCGGTTGCCGCTGACAGCGCCCCAGACACTGCGCTCCAAGTCGTTAGAGCAGCGCCGCCCTGCCACGTTACGTTGGCTGCAAATGAGGCTTCATCGTTGGTCTGGCCGGTGACACTGAAGCGCCAGACTTCGCCATCTGGCTGGAGGCCGAGGATGGCTTCAGTGATTGCTATGGCGTTGCTCACGGCGTCACCTCCATTACGATAAGACTACAAGTTCCCACGCCTTGTTCTTTGTTGTTGTAGTTGTAACCGCCGGAGTTCTGCACCAGCGTAGAGTTCGACAGGGATCCTCCGAAATGGTTGGCATAAGCCTGTAGCTTGTACGTTGTGGCGCTGGTTGTGGCGGGGCTGTCTAAGAACAACGCAGAAACGCCCGTTGGCTTTGAGTAATCGCCAGCCAAGGAAGTCGAAGAGTGCAGCTCGCCCTCGGTGCCGTTGCGTGTTGTGGCATCGCCTGACCCAATCTCAGTTGCCCCACGCACCAATTTGACGCCAAGGTATTGAATACTACTGTTAGTGCTGTTTCCGGTAAATAAGCCCATAACCAGTATCTTGTTTGATGCGCTGGTCGGCGTAATTGAAACGCTCAGAATGTCTACGGGGTTGTCCACGTTAGTGTTCGCATGGGTGGTGTAGGCATCGCTGTACGCCCCTTTGACTTGCACGACACCAGCGTCGGCAACAGATGCAAACGAGAGCGTGCCACTGCCGTTGGTCTGCAAGAACTGAGACGCGCTGCCGTCTGCATCTGGAAAGATCAAGTTGGCGTCACCGAGAGCAACTTTTCCGGTGCCGTTACCTTTTAGAGATAAGCTCGTATTCAGATCCGCAGCGGTAACCGCGTTAGCTTTAATTGTAGACATGATTTACGCCTCCGGCTTCGTCGGCCAAACGGGATCAGCCGGATCGCTAGTGGTTGCGGGTAGGTCGCGAAGCGCCTGACGATAAGCAAGCTGCTCGGCTGAAGCTGTACGATCCGGCAGTACCCACCAATCCGTCTCGGCCAGCAGGCGATCTCGCTCGGCGCGCAACTCGGCCCAAGCGCGGTCGGTTTCACCTGCCTGTCTAGCGTTTAAATCAGCAAGTTCATCGCCGGTTATTTCAACGGTGGTTACCAGACCCGTCCTCAAATTAACTTCTAGCTTATTCGCCATTACATCCTCACTCGTAGCTAATTTGGGCATAGCCCGTCATGTTGTAGCCGAAGGTTCCAAATAGCTTGATCTGTGTTAATTCTCCACTTAGCTCTTTTCTACCGGCACTAAAATCATGCCTGTTGCCCGTAATAATGGCCTGATAGGTCCACTTGTTGCCCTCGACGCGAGTATATTGAATCATACCCGCCATGCCCTGCGTCGTTGATCCAGAGGTTTTGTGCCGGAACCTGTCAGTCCCTGAATCATCTTGCTCCGCATAACTTGAGACTTGGTTGACATATCCAGAAGTCTCTATGCCACCGCTGTCGCCCAACTGAGTGCAAAGCGTGTCGCTGGTCGCAAAATCTATGTCCCAGACCGAAACTTCAACCCGCTCAGTTCCAGACGGGATGCCACTAAATGTAACACTAGCGACACTCTCTAAAGTAACAGGTGTACCGTAGGTGCGTAGGGCAAGACCTGTAAGAGACGAACCATCGCCGTCTGTGCGGAGCAGGTCGCCAGACCCGCTGCCCGCGTTGAGCGTAGCAGCCGTGCCAAGCGCAGTGCCGTTTAGTTTCGTGCCCGCCTCAAGGTTGACCTTGCCCGTACCATTGCCAGCCAGCGTTAGGTCGGTGTTGGATGTCTTTGCTGTAACAGCGTCTACGGATAGGCTGCTCATTGATCGCTCCTAGATGATCGAAAGGTTGCCATCAACGGTCAACGTCGTACCGCTAGCAACAGACAGCGGCCCCGTTGCAGAGGCGTTTTCGGTAGAGGTAATGGTAACGTCAGTGTTTAGCTCTTGCTCGTTAATACGGAAAATGTCGCCGGGTCCAGTACTCGCATCGCCCGTGGTGCCGTTGTCCCCTTTGAAAAGACCACCACCCGACGTAAAAGGGGAGCCGTTCTGGGTAAGATTTCCAGTGAAATCAATGTTTGTAAAGTTACCCTCCGCTGCGGTAGTCGCACCGATAGTGGAATTATCAAGGGTGCCGCCGTTGATGTCCGCGGTAGTCGCGGTCAGAGAACTAAAAGTGCCCGCCCCCGCGCTAGATCCACCAATGGTGGTCCCGTCAATGGTGCCGCCGTCAATGTTTACGGAGCTCATGGCCAAATTGGCACTGAAGTCAGAAACCGCGGCTCCCGCCCCCGCGCCGTCGGCGTAAATTAGTTTAGAGTCGCCATTGGCAACCGTGACGTTGCCACCGCTACCCTGTGAGAAAACAGCGTCTTGACCAGAGTTGTTGTATACAAAGTACACCTTCTCTTGGTCATTGGGATCGATGGTGATCGTGTTCGTTCCCGAAGGAGAACCGCCCAAAACCAGCACCTTATACATGCCATCAGACAAAGTGCCGTCGGTGGTCGTCAAGGTATGGCTTGTACCACTAAGCGAAATCGCGCCGACGCCGTTAATGGCGCGGTCCACAATGTCCATATTGACATTGACGGTATCACCCCATGTACCGGACTGGTCTCCGGTAGCGGGCTTTTCAATGCCCAAGTTAGAAGTATAGGATGAAGTCATCGCCTTGTCCTTATGCCGCTATTTGCACCCAATTAGGTGTTTGATTTGGTGTAATCGTCCCCCAATCGGGATTTTGGTCAGGAATTATGGTTCCCCACACCGTGACTTTACCAGAAGAACCCGTTGCGGACAAACCACTTACTGCGATGTTTGCCGATCCAGTTGCAATAACCGAACCAAGGCCCGTTGTTGCGGAAAGGCCCGTGACGGGTACATCAACGCTGATCTCAACCGTTACATCGCCTTCGGAGGCCGTGGCCTCGATCCCGGTGGGTAGTACGGTTATACCAAAGACGACTTGTACGGTTCCAACCGCACCCGTTGCTTCTAAGCCCGTAACAGAAACGCGCGTTTCCGGAATGACCGTTACAGAGCCTACGTTGCCGGTTGCGCTAAGTCCTGTGACCGGAGCCTGTGCATCGCTTACAACCGCAACAGAGTTCACGATCCCGGTTGCAGAAAGACCCGTAACCGCTACATTTGCGACACCCGTAACGGCAACAGAACCAACACTGCCCGTAGCAGAAAGGCCCGTAACAGGAGCGTTAGCTTCCCCTACTACGGTAATAGAGCCAACACTGCCCGTAGCAGAAAGGCCCGTCAGGACAACCGGAAGCGGCTCTCCCCACGCGCCCTCTGACCACGTACCGCGGCCCCAGCCTGTTATATTTGCCACGGGCCCAGTTCCTTAATTAAGCAATGCGAATGATCGCGTTACTCGCATCAGCCGTCGGGAACTGAATGGTGAAATCGCCCGCAGACGAGCTCTTGTCGCCGCCAAACGCCAGAACCACAACAGATGGATCGCCCGCTGCCGTATCGTTGTAGATCAGTGCCCCGTTAGCCGTGATGGTGGCCGCCGAGAAGGTCAGATCCGCAAAATCGGTCAGAGCGGTCGTACCGCTGGTGGTCGGGGTGACGTTGGTCAGAGTACCGCCGCCCGCGCTATACCCGGTGCCGCTGGCCTCGTTGGTCGCGGAATAAGCCGTGGTAGTCGCATCCAGCGTGGCCGAGCTCGTATACAGAGCCAGCTTGAAGGTGTTGCCCGTTGAGGTGGTGAAGTCATGCGTGCCCGTCATCAGTTCTTTCTTGAACGACGTGCACATTGCCTGCGTGATTGCCATTAGAGCCTCCTTATAGCTTCCGCAAGTTCAGGGTGCCCTGCGTCACACAGAGCGTTACAAATTGTAGTTCTATCACTCTTGATAGCTTCTCGCATATAGAAAGCTACCACTTTCTCCATGTGACGCTTAAAGGCGCGAGCTTGGTCGCGTAGAGCCGGGTGAGCCGTATCTGAAACAGAGATCAGCTTTTCAACACACCTCTCCGCCACCTCGTCCGGAGAAAAACCTCGATTTTCCGTGGTTTTCACCGTTACGATGGGTTCTTCCGGGACACTTACCTCGAACTTAAACATCAGACTTTATCCCGGACAATCAGACCTGTGCGATACGCATCGGTATCTTCGATGGCCTCGCCGTAGTTCTTCAACTGACCCAAGCTGTTAACGAACTGCTGGGCGTAGTTCTGGATCACGTCAGGCTCACCCTTCATAAAGGTATAAGCCTCCACGAGGCTACCATATAGCATCGTAACCGGAGCGTTTTGGCTCAACCACGTCGTTCCGGAGTCGCCCTGCGTCGTCAGGCTGGCCGGACGATACAAATAGTGGATCTCTACGGTGTAGTCCGCATCGGGGGTGGGGGCCAAGATAAAGTTATCTACGTCGAAATAGCCGTAGTACTTAGGCGTTCCCGTCGAAGCAGAATTGGGGTTGTAGGACTGCAAGAAGTTTACATCCTTGTACAGAAGGAACTCCTTGTTTGACCCGTTGACCACAGACATAGAGTACGGCGCAAGAAAGTCCGAAGGAGCGGCCAGATACTGGTTACCCGTTGTAGCGCTACCGGATACGTTCTTACGAAAAACCGTAAGCTGAACACCCTTGAGGATCCGCTCCTCGGTGTTCTGAATGAAGTTATCAAGGTTGTTGACGAAGGTCGTTTCGTCGTTTTCCGTGTAATCCTGAATAGCTTGTTTAAGCTCAGAGTAGGTATAGGTCATGTCGTCACCACAGTCACAAAGCCAACGCTAGAGACAAGGTGCGTATCTACACCTCGGTCGGGAAACCCACCCCCACCGACCGGCACATCCATAGGTTCTACACGATCAGGCCGAGCGTTCTTCAAAGCCTGCGGGTCCGTAACGGGTGGATACGGGTATAATTGCGGATGCTTGGGCTCGTACTCATCCTTGCCCACCAGCAGGCCATTCCACTCTTTTCGCATGTCCTGATAGCGATAGCGCTGACCAGAGCGATCCGAAATAGCGTAAGAGTTTTTTCCTGTGGCGAACTTAGGCATAACTGCTACCTAAGATACTGGTAAGCAGGTTCAATAGTGAACGAGGCCCGGTCCCGGTCTTCCTGAATGGCCCGCTCCATCTCTTCCTCGTATACGGCCTTCAAAAGCTGCACACGCTGCGGAGAGCGCTTAATAGCGATGTAGTAAGCCAGCCCGGCTGCAAGGCACGGGTAAAAACGGAAGGGCACGTCAAGCGTATTGGTAAACGTGTCCGCGTCATCCATACGCGTCAGGGCGTCATAGTAGAGAACGTCGGTGCTGTTCTCTGGGATCGGCCAAATCTTGAGATTAGGGTTGATCTGACGGTCCAAGAAAAACTGTGACGGGCGACCCTGAGTCGTCTTTGTCGGAATAGTCAGGTACTCTTCCCGGCTAAGACGGTCCAAGGAGTAGTCTGTGCCGTCGCGGCGGACAACAACGGACAAGATATCGATGACATCCGTCCCAATCGTGTATTCGCCGTCGCCCTGAGTGAGGGCCTGAGAGCGCTGCGCGATGGTCCACTGGTTCAGGCCGCGGTTAGCCCACTCGGCCAACATAAGGTTAAGCGAACGCTTTGCGGTCTTGAGGTCGTACCCAGTACGAACTTCAAGGCCACAGCGCTCAAAGGCTTCTTCGATGTAGTCAGATACATCGAGTTCGAAGTCGGTGCTCCCCGAGACCGCCATCAGCTAGTTCACTTTCCTTTTTTGACCATGCCGCCGCCACGCATCTTCTTGACCATGCCGCCGCCACGCATCTTCTTGACCATACCACCACCGCGCATCTTCTTGACGTAGCCACCGTTGCCAAGCCGAACTGCGGGCTTACTTGGTTTCATAGCCATTTTAATCTCCTATCAAACGCCGATACAGACGTTCTCGTCGCGCATAAATATCCGAAGCATTTGTTTCTGCTTCATAACCGTCATAGTACCCTTTTTCTTTCAGCTTGTCTGCCGCTTCTTGGAGCTTTGAAAGCCTCTGGATAAAGGTAATGGCGTACTCTTCCTCTACCAAGGGATGGAAAGTACCACTATCAAGCTGTTCGTCTGGGTCGTCGGAAGGATGGAAACCCATAACCCACATATCTCGATCAATGAAAAAACCTTCCGAAATGGCGTCGTTCAGGTCATCCAAGTACTGATGATATGCGTCGGGGTCTTCCCGAAACACCGTTTCCACCAGCATCACAACGTCGTACCGATCCTCAAACTCCGAAAGCACCTTGTAAAGTGTCTGGTATCCAGACTCGTGCTTGAACAAGATAAGAACCTTGTCTTCTTCCCAACTCTTGCGGGCATAAGGACAAGGCGGCAGATTGTTGAAGATAGGAGAGGCTTTTTCAATCGCGTGCTCAGACCAAGCCCGGATTTCCGTGCAAATGTCCCGCTCAAGCCCGACCGTAAACTCCATCACGCATACCGTGTCTTCTTGCGGCGACCGCTCATCACGGCACCACAGCCCTTGTGGAAACGGCGATCCCCAACAGCACCGCCAGCCTCCATACGCTTTACGGTCGCAGCTTTCGTATTACGGACAAACTGCTTTCCTTTAGAGCCTTCACGCTTTTTCTTACTCGCAGTAGACTTGCGCTCACCTTTGCTGAGACTTTGCGCTTTGCTGCGAGGAAGGCATCGGTCAGGGTTTTTCTTATTTTTAGAAGTACCGCATTCACCCGCGATATTCCCCGAGCTATCAATCCGAACCCAGTCTTCATCAAGCCACTCCTGAAGTTTACCTTTAGCCACTTTTCTTCCTCCGCTTCTTGGAAGACTTGGCGTAGTTTGGATCTTTACAGTATTTCGAAGCCGCCAGATTAGCGTAGGCTGACGGGTATTTGTCAAAGGTGCGCTTTGCCCAAGCTTTACCCTCGGGACAAATTGTGCCGCCCTCTTTCTTGCGTACCACGCCGCCCTTACGCATCCTTACAGGCTTACAGGCACC